GTCTTGGCATGCTCTCCTCCTAGGTTTCCTGGTACTGGTCGCCCGGCGGGAATGGCTCGGGCAGCGGCCACTTGACGATCAGCTCGTCGTGGGTCTGGACGGTGGGCCAGGTCGGTGAGTCTGGGCCCGGCTCGGTCTCCGGGTCCTGCGGGCCGGTGTTGCGGCCGGTGACGTCGTAGGTCTCCACACGCAGCGAGACCACGCCGATGCAGACGGTGCGGTCATCGATGCTGTCGAGGACGTCGTAGCGTTCGGCCAGCCAGTCGACGCGGCGGGCCAGGCCGGTGTTCTGGTGCTGGACGGCGATGGCACGCATCGCGGCGGTGTACAGGCGAGCCAGCCGGAGAGCGATGCGGTTGCCGCCGGCGACCGCCTGGGTGGCGACGTCGATGCGCCAGCGCGCGCGGTACAGGCCGCGGCCGTCGGCGCCGGGCTGGTCGGTGGGGATGGTGCCCGGCGAGGTGATGACCACCACCGGGGTTTGGTCCTCGGGGAATTTTTCGATGGCCGCCGAGGTGATCCACGACCGGGGGGTGGGCAGCTTGCCGACGGGCATCCCGTGTTGGCGCTCGAGCTCGAACAGGTAGCTCTCGATCCAGAATTGGAGGACGTCGCTGATGGTGTCCTCGACGTCGGCGGCGCTGACGATCGGGCCGTAGACGGTGCCGGGTGTGACGGTGAGCGTCATCGGATGATGTCGTCGGCCATCGCCTTGGCGGTCCTGGGCCCGATGTCGCGAGGCACGGTCGGCGGCTGGGCGTCCACGTACCGGGTGCCCTCGAAGACGAACCTGGCGTACTCCACGCGCGACCCGACCTTGAACCCGGCGTCGGTGGCCTCGAGGACCTCGACGGAGCGGGAGAGTCGGCCGGTGTCGACGGGGATGCCGGTGGTCTGGCGGGCGACGTCGCCGGCGACGCGTTGCATGACCGGTTGCTGGTGTTGGGCGCGTTCGCCGATCGCGCGCAGGTGTGTCGCGGTCCGGTCGGCACCGCGGACGGTCAGCCCCACGTCAGCACCACGGGTCGTCGTAGTTGACCACCGCGCATTCGCGATCAGGGAACCCCGGCGGTGACCCGAGCCCCGACTGGCAGCAGCGTCCGCCGTAGGGGCGGCGCAGTCCGAGCACCCCGATGCCGGATGCCTGAAGGCTGCCGTCGCCTTCGCTGGGCAGGCGCGCCTGGAGCGCCTCAATGGCTCGCAGGTACTGCGCCCAGAGCTGGTCGTAGGCGCTGCGCGACGACTGCACCTGCTCGGGGAAGTAGGACTTCTCGATGTCGCAGGCGACGTAACGCTTCACGCACCACGAGAACGACCCGTACAGCGATTCGGGGACCTCGGCCCCGGCGAGCTCGTCGGCCACCGCCTGCACGGCATCGGCGATGTGCGCGGTGACCTGCGTGCCGGTCGGGCGAGTGTCGTCGGTGAAGGTGCCGACCTCAACGCCGGTGTTGGTCTTGGTGCGGGCGCGCAGCAGCGCGGCGACGCCATCGACGGTGGGCCACGCCTCGGGAGGCGGGACCGCCGCACGCACCGCGCCGCTGCTCTCGCTCACTGTCCGGCCCGCTTAGTGACGCCCGCGACCGTGTGGTCCTCGTCCTTGGGCATGGTGCCGGCGAACCCGGCGTCGTGCGGGTCCGCGCCCTCCTCGCCGAAGGTGGCAGTGACCGTCCCCGGCTCGTCCGCCGACGCGTCGGCGGCGGCCTTGCGGCGGGCCGGCTTGCTTTCCTGCTCACTCATAGTTGGACCCCCTTTACGGTCCGGTGTTGAGGACCGCGAACGGGTAGCGGTCCGCCGGCGTGGTCGCGCCCTTGGGGATCGCCACGCCGAACGCGACACGGAACGTGGCGCGGATCGCGCGCAGGTCCTGCTGGAGCAGGTTGAACTGGATCGCGCCAGCGCCGTCCTGAATGACCCCTTCGGAGAACATCTCGAAACGGATGTCGCGGCGGACCCCGACGACCGCCTTGGTCCAGTCGCCGGCGATCGCGATGGTCTCGGGCGGCGGCCCCCAGTTGCGGTATTCGACCGGGACGCCCCACCAGTTGTTCTGGGTCATGCCGGTAGACATGTCGCTCATCATCGAGATGCGGGCGGCACCGGCCAGCAGCGACTTGGCCACAACCCCGGTCGGGAAGAACTCATCTTCCTCGAGCTCGCCGAGCAGCGCCGACGCGCTGGTGGCGGGGTTGGCCGCGTCGTAGGTGACCACGTTCCCGGCGGCGACCGCTGCTGCGATGATGTTGGCGTCGGTCATCGACGCCGGCGCGTTGGTGCCGTTGAGGACCGTCTGGTCGAGCGTGTTGCCCAGCGCCTCGGCGAGCAGGGGCCTCGCGACCGCCCAGAGATCGACGCCAGCGTCCTCCTCCACCGAGATGGGGATAACGACGATGACCGCGAGCTCCTCGGCGGTCAGCTGCTTGGGCAGCAGCGCGAACTCGCTGGTCTGCTTGAGGCCGGTGTCGGCCGGGTTGACCCAGTAGGCGACCGGGAACGCGGAGAGCACCGGGACGGTGGAGTCCCTGGTGCTCATCGCCACTCGCCGCCCGTAGGTCATGACGATCGACGACCTCGGGGCCTCGGCGATGATCTCGAGCGACGCCTCTTCGGGGATGACCCCGGCGACGTCGACCCGTCCGACGATGTTGTTGTAGGGCATGTGTGTCTCCCGTTGTGGCTTGCGCTACGCCTCAGCGGGCCTGCCGCACTGTCGGCCTTCGCCGCTCACCGCGCCCGGCGGTCTGTTGCGGCGGTCCTGCACGCGGTTCGCCTCAGGACGCCTGGTCCACTGTCGGCGCGCCCCCGCGGGCGCTCAGCGCCGGAACCCAGCGCGGATGAACTGGTTCATGTCCTGCGGCTCTGCCACAGGGGTGCCGCTGGCGACGGTGTCGCTCGAGCGCCTGCGCGTGGGGTTGGCGGTCTCCCATTCCTTGCGCGCTGCCTCCACCGCGGCCTCGGCGATGCCGGTGGCGTGTTCGCGGATCTGGTCGGCGAAGCGCTCGTGCACGGTGCGGTCGTCGGCGGTGATGTGTGCCAGCAGCTCGACGGGGACCTCCTTGGCGGCGGCGACCTCGGAGCGAAGCAGCGTGACTTCCATGCCGGCCAGCTTGCGCTCGGCGCGCTCGGCGCGGCCCATCGCCTTCTCGAGGTCGGACTTACCGCTTTCGGCGGACTGCTCGACCTGGCGGGACAGGCGGCGGTTCTCGTCCTCGACCTCGCGCACCCGCATGCGGGCCTCCATGGCCTCGCGGCGGGCCTGGTCGACGACCTCGCGCGGGATCGGCTCGCCGTCAGGCGGGCTCTGGGGCTGCTGTTGGGGCTGCTGTTGTGGCTGGGGCTGTTGGTCCGACACTGCTCTCCTCCTCGCGCATGCGGTCCATGCGCGCGATCTGTGACGGCGTGTACCCGGCGTCCTCTTCGAGCTGCTGCAAGGGGATGCCGACGTCGGCCTTCTTGGTCATCGCATCGGCCACGACGGCGTCCGACCGCGTCTCGGGATTGGCCCAGATCGTCTCGGCGTTGTAGGCGCTGGCGCGGTCGCGGTCACCGAGCCACCCGAACGCGAGCCGCAGCGTGGTCTCCCAGCTCTCCCCGGCCACGCGGCAGCGGCGAAGCGTCTTTCGCACGATCCCGGTCTCGGCCGCCTTCAGCGACTCACCGGACGGGAAGGTGCCGGACTGGCCGAGCAGGTAGTACGGCGGGATGCGCGCGATGGCGCAGAGCTGCTGGTTGCGCATCTCGATCGCCTTGATCAGCCCCGTCGGGTCGGCCGCACTGAACTCGGCGGTCTTCGCCTCGGGGTTGCTCAGCGTGATGATCCGGTTCGCCGCCGACTCGACCGACGTCAACGGCCGGCCCTGCTCGTCGGTCGCCGTGTCAATCCCGATGAACACCTTTTGCTTGAACGCGCTGAACTCGGCGTCGATCATTAGGTCGGCGACGAGCTTGTTGATGGTGTCCTGCATCGGCATGACCGGGTCGAGGTCCGACGGCGCCGGCTCGATCTGCATGTCGGACACGGCGGCGCCAACGTTGCGGAACGGCACCACGGGGACGACGCCCAGCGTGTTGGACTCCGACCCGTCTGCTTCGAAGCGCGCGTTGGCCATCTGACCGGGCTCGATGGGACGCGCCGAGACGTAGTAGTAGGTCGCCTCGGGCATGAACACCTCGGCGTAGACGTGCCCGTCGAAACCGCGGTGGCGCTTGAGCGCGGCCACCCTGTTGGCGGGTGACCCGTAGACCGTGACCTCGAGCGGGTTCTCCACCGTGACGACCGGGAAGCCACCGTCGACCTCGGGCGGCCGCGTGATGGTTGCCGCCTCGCCGCAGCACAGCATGAGCGTGTGCAAGTCGTCGGCGTAGACGTCCAGTGCGTTGGCCTGCCAGATGTCCCACGCCTCGCGGTCGGCGTCGGTGTCGTCGAAGCGGAAGCCCTCGACCGCCATCCGTTCGACCACGGCGTCGATGACTACCTGGCACCAGTTGTCCGAGATGCACCGCAGCCAGTGGCCGAACGCTTGGCGGTACTTCTCGGTGAGGAACAGCAGTTCGTGGTCGCCGCGGTAGTAGGCGATGCGCTTGCGGAAGCGGCTGGCGCGGACGGCCAGTCGTTCGGAGAGCACGGCCAGCCACCACTCGGGGTCCTCGGGGTCGTAGGGCGGGCGCTCCGGCGCGCTGTAGAGACTGTCGTTGATCTCAGTCACGAGAAGACCGCCCGACCTGGGGTCTTGGTCGTGTCGTGCCAGACGCCGAGTGCGCGCGCCTCCCATGCCAGCAGCGCCGCCTGGGCCGCGGCGATCGGCGTGCCGGTGCGCGCATCGGGCACCAGGTAGGGGAGGCTGTTGGCCCGCGCGAGGCGCGCGGCGGCAACATGCGCGGCGAAGCGCTGATTGCCGTCATGGCGGACGCGGCCGGCCAGGGCGTCAGCGCGGAAGCGCTCCGTGATCTGACCGGTCCGCGCCGACGGCCGGTGCACGGCGACGTCGACGACGCGGCGCTTGCCCAGGTCGCGCCGCCACCCGTCGACCAACGACGTCCACTCCGACGTCGCCGACGCGAACACCACGCCGATCCGGTAGGTGTCCAGCGCCCAGTCCATCGTGTCGGCGATCGCGTCCTCGTCCTCGCCGTGCTCCCACACACCGAGCGCGTGCAGCGTCCCGCCGGCGCGTTCGCAGGCGACGAGGGCGCAGGTCTCGCCGCCGCGGAAGCCGAGCAGCAGCTCGTCGCCGGCGTGCAGCCGCGCCTCGCGCTCGAGCGCGCGCCAGGTGTCGAGCTCGAGGTACGCGCCCTCCGACGCGGTCCACACGCAGCCGTGCAGCTGAAGGAACCGGCCCGACGTCAGCTTCGGCGACCGCGCCAGCGCCTGGAGGCGTTCGGTGGTGATCCACGACGCCGGGTTAGCCGCGCGGATGGCGTCGATGTCGTGCGGGTCGCCGGTGTCGGCGTCGTAGTTGTAGACCAGCGTCCGTGACGCGTGGTCGCGGCTGATCGTCAGCGCCCGGTGCACGCGCTCGACGTCGCCGTCGGCCTCATTGCGGTCGATGAGCTGCCCGAGAATCCCGTCGACGCGCTCCTGCGGCTCCCCGCCGTGGGAGATGACGAACACCCTGGCGGCCTCGCGCGCGAGCTCGCCGGCGGTGGCGATGTCCGCCCACGTGCGGCGCCGGCGCGGCGTCGTCCACTCCGCCAGCTCGTCGGCGACCAGTAGCGACGGGTTGAACCCCGCCGCCGCGCCCGAATCGGCGGACAGCCGGTACAGCGCGCCGAACCCGCCGACCTGCGTGATCTGCCCCTCGTGCTCGCGGATGACCAGCTGCGCCGACAGCTGCGGGTCGGACTTCACGAACCGCACCGCGGCGTCGAACAGCCGGCCCGCCTGCTTGTCGGTCGCGGCGGCCAGCAGGATCTCCGGGGAGCCCTCGTCCTCGCACAGGTGGTAGAGCGCGTAGGCGGCGAGCATGCTCGTCTTGCCGTTCTTCTTCGGCACCACGAGCACCACGGTCTGCCAGTAGGAGTCGTCCTCGCCGAGCTCAGCGAGTGCCTCCCCCATCAGGTCGCACTGCCAGGTCTCGAGCACGAGCGGCTGGCCGGCGAAGCGGTCCACCGACTGGCGGCAGTGCTGCTCGCACCACCAGGTGAAGTGCTCGGCGCGGGTCGCCTGCGCGTAGGCCTCCCACCGCGACGCCGTTGCGAGCGCGCTCATTGCGGCGGCCGCCTTCGTGCTCTCCACGCGCGACGAAGCACACGACTGCGGTGCGCGCGCAGGATCGACTCAAGCTGCTCGCGAGCGCAGTGCTGAACCTCGTCCGCCAGCGGCCAGCTCGGATCCCCCACCAGCGGGGCTGGCACCCGGACGCGCATCGGAACGGTCACGTGAACATCGACCTCGAGGCCGCCGTCTTCCACTTGCGTCACGTCGATGATCCGGCTGCCGATCATCGGGATGTCGTTCACTCGACCGCCCTCAACCGCCGGCGCGGCGGCGCGGCCGCGACACGGTCAGGCGCTGACGCCGCACCCGCCGGCCTCCCAGCGCCGATCCGACGCGCCAGCTTGCGCCGCGCCTGCGGGTCCAGGCCCAGCGCCTCGCCGAGCTCGTGCGCCCAGCGTTCCGCGCGCTCGATCGACACCACCAACGGATGCGGCGTCAGCTGACCGGCCGAGCCCGCGGTCGTGCCCGGCGAGCCAGCCTTGCGCCACTGCGCGCGAAGCCGCGCCACATCACCAACCGCGCGCGCGAACGCGGCCAGCGGCTCCAACGACAGCGCCGGATCCTCGCCCAGCGCCCCGAGGACCGTCACGGCGCGATGCCACGCCGCGCGCGCGGTCGGATCCAGGCCCTTCGGCGGTCGCGGCGCGCTCACGGAAAACCGCCGGGTCGCATTTCCGGTCCAAATGCCACGTGAGCTTGCTCTTCGCGAGACCGCGTCGAACTTGCCCCCCCACCCCGCAGCGCGAGGCGACGTACTCGGCGGACGGCGAAGCGCAGTC